ATTGCTGGTATTTACTATCAACCAAATGGAGAAAATCCATATGATGGCCCCAACGGTGTTGCATACTTTGATTCAACTGGATTAGTAAAATCTGGTGTCGCGACAGACAGTGGTATTTCGACTTCTAACTACGTTCTTACAACTGGAACAGACGGAATTCCTATTTGGACTGATACAATCGATGCTGGAACTTTCTAGTGGAGTGAAGAATGGCAAAACCAACATCAAAACAAGAATTGATTGATTATGCTCTAAGGCAACTAGGTGCTCCAGTCTTGGAGATCAACGTTGCTGATGAGCAATTGGATGATATTGTCGATGACGCTATTCAGTTCTTCAACGAAAGACATTACAATGGTATTGAGAGAACATATCTCAAATACATTGTAAGTCAGGATGATATCGATAGAGGAAGAGCAGGTGGCCCTGGAGATGCTGGTATCACAACCAGCACAACCTCAGCAAACATTGCAGGAATCACATCTTCCTTCACTTTTTACGAAAACGGTAACTTCTTACAAGTTCCCGATGCAGTTCAAAGTGTAGTAAGAGTCTTCAAGTTTGATCAGAGTGTTATTAACTCTGGTATGTTTAGTATCAAATATCAGTTGTTCCTGAATGACTTGTATTATTTCAGTAGTGTTGAACTTTTGCACTACACAATGGTTAAGTCATATCTGGCTGATATTGATTTTATCTTGACACCAGATAGGCACGTAAGACATAATGTAAGACAAGGTAGATTATATATTGACATGGATTGGTCAGCAGCTGCTGCCGGAACATATATTATCATTGATTGCTACAGAGCCGTAGATCCTCAAGAATTTACCAAAATATATAATGATAGTTGGTTAAAGAGATACGTTGTTTCTCTCATTAAGAGACAGTGGGGTCAGAATTTAATCAAATTCCAAGGCGTCAAATTGCCTGGCGGAATTGAACTAAACGGGCGTCAACTTTATGATGATGCTGTGACTGAAATCACCAGACTTATGGATGAATTCCAGTCTACATACGAACTTCCACCTATGGATGATATTGGATAATGGCACTCAACCCATTTTTTCTTCAGGGCACAGCTAACGAGCAATATCTGATACAGGATCTCATTAACGAGCACCTGAAGATTTATGGTGTTGACGTTTATTATTTGCCAAGAAAAGTAAAGAATATCGAAACCGTTTTACGGGAGATTACAACTTCCGAATTTGATGATAACTTTCTCATTGAGGCATATGTAAATAACTTTCAAGGATATGGAAAGAATTCTGATGTCCTTACAAAGTTTGGAATAAAATCTACCAATGAACTATCTTTAACACTTTCCAAAGAAAGATTTGATACGTTTATTGGAGAGTTTTTAGAAGCATTTACTGATGATGAAATCATTTTAGATCAAAGACCAAGAGAGGGAGATTTGATTTTCTTCCCTCTTGGACAAAGACTTTTTGAAGTTAAGCATGTTGAATTTGAAAATCCTTTTTATCAGTTAGGTAAAAATTACATTTATGAATTATCTTGTGAACTCTTCGAATACGAAGACGAAGTATTCGACACAAGTATTGAAGAAATTCAAGATGCAATGGATGATGTTGGATATATCACACGTCTTGTTCTGACTGGAACAGGAAATACGGCTGGTGCTAGTGCAGCAGCTAGTGAGTTGGTAACAGGACAAATTAGAAAGATTCTTGTTACCAATGATGGTACTGGATACACAGAACCACCAATTATTACAGTTGCAGCTCCTCCATCTGGAGGTACTCCCATTGCTGTTGGTATTATTACCAATAAGAATGGAATATACTCTCTGAAAGAAATTTTACTGAAGAATAGTGGTAGTGGATATCTTGTTCCTCCTGTTATTACCATTACTGGTGGTGGTACTGGAGCATCTGGAGCGGCTGCTACTGCAGTTTTAACTGATACAGGTCTCGTAAGCGTCACAATAGGAATTGGATCTGAGGGATCTGGTTACTATGGATCTGCCCCAATTGTAACTGTTGGTGGCCCAAATACAGCATACGCTGGATTTACTACCGCATCTCTTGTAGCAATTAAGAATCCTTTAACCTCTGGTATCGGATCTATCTATATAAGAGATGCTGGTATAGGATACACAGTTGGATCCGCTGCCACAATTACAATTGCAAATCCTCCGATCATTACTGGCGTGGGGACATTTATTACCGACGAACTGGTTACAGGACAAAGTTCTGGTACAACTGGAAGAGTAAGATCTTGGGATACTGATACTAAGGTATTGAGAATTGTCGCTAATAGTGGATCTTTCTACCCAGGAGAAATCGTTGTTGGAGCTGCATCAAGTGCAACTTACGCAGTTGTGTCTTATAGCACAGATAATGTTGAAGCATCTGGAACTGGCGCAGACATTTTCCAGAATGATGAGATTGAAGACGAAGCACTTGGAATTGTAGATTTTACTGAGTCAAACCCATTTGGTGAATACTAATGTTAGGACAATATTACTATCATGAGGTCATACGAAAGACAATCATTGCTTTCGGTACGATCTTCAATGACATCCATATCAAACATGATGATGGGTCTGGCGGAACTGCTAGCAATCTTAAAGTAGCAATTGCTTATGGCCCCGTCCAAAAGTTTCTTGCAAGAATTGAACAGCAACCAAAACTAAACAAGACTGTTGCTTTAACTTTACCAAGACTGTCATTTGAAATGACTGGTATTAATTATGATCCTTCTAGAAAACAATCCATCACTCAAACTTTCAAAGCATCTGATGGCACAAATCTGAAAAAGGTTTACATGCCAGTTCCCTATAATATTGAGTTTGAACTTAATGTTTTGGCAAAGTTAAATGATGACGCTTTGCAGATTGTAGAACAAATTTTACCATACTTCCAACCTTCCTTTAATATTACAATTGATTTGATCAGTTCAATCAATGAGAAGAAAGACGTTCCGATTGTTCTGGAAAGTATTAGTTTTACGGATGATTATGAAGGTAACTTTGAGACTAGAAGAGCTTTAATTTACACCCTCAGATTTACTGCAAAGACATATCTCTTTGGGCCTATTTCCGAGACTACAGATGGTCTTATTCGCAAGGTTCAAGTTGATCAATATTCTGGCACAACTGTCGCTAGTGCTAAGAGAGAGATGAGATATACTGTGGAACCAGATCCAATTAGTGCCGGCCCAGATGATGATTTTGGTTTTAATGAAACTGTGAGTTTCTTTACGGATTCTAGAAATTACCAACCTGGAACTCAGAATGACGGATGATTATGAAAGATTTTGATTCGATCGATAAAGCCTTAGATATTGATTCTGCAATTGTAGAGACAGAACCTGTCGCAATTTCTAAGAAAGAAGAAAATAAATTCAAGAATGAGATTCAGAAAGACTATGAATATACTCGTGGTCAACTTTACTCTTTGATTGAAAAGGGGCAAGAAACTTTAAACGGTATTATGGAACTTGCTGACGAAACACAGTCTCCTAGAGCATATGAAGTTGCTGGTCAGTTAATCAAAAGTGTCGGTGACACAACAGATAAATTGATGCAGTTGCAACAAAAACTAAGAGATCTTGAAGAAGATCCCAAATCCAAGAACCCAACCACAATCAACAACACAATGTTTGTTGGTTCAACGGCTGATCTTGCCAAATTCCTAAAGCAAAGTAAAGAAAACTTAGCAGGAGAGCAATCATGAAACATTTAAGTTTAATTTTATCCGTAGCAAGTCTGAGTATCAGTGCTGCTATTGGTGTAGGTGCTTATATGACCTACCAAAAAGCACAAAAAATTCTTGACAATCCAGAAGAGTTTGTTGGTGCTGTTGTAGAAAAACAAGTAGCGAAGGCATTTGAAAAATTACCTATCCCCAAATTGAATACAGGAAGTATTAGACTTCCATTTTAATAATGGAAATCAAGTCAATAGAAATACCACAAATTGAGGTTCCAGTCGTTCGTCGATTGGAACCTCCTGTTTTTGAGCCACCATCAATAAGAAGTCTACAGAAACCAGTAGTAGAAGTTCCCTCTGCTAATCTTCCATACTATGAGCAACTTGATGTTCCTACTATGGAGCAGTGGAAACAAATGGTTGAAGGTCAAAAACAGAACGAAGAGAAGAAAAGTGAAACTGAAGAGAAGTCTAGACAACTTCCTCCATCTGCCCCTCAACTGCCTCCAACTATCCAAACCCCTACCGATCAACAGGTAGTTGCACCACCAACAACAAACTTAGGAGTACCAGTCATTGAAGTACCCCTCATCGGTGAAGTCCCAATTCCTCCTAAAGAGCAAGTTATGCTTGCTGGCACTACTGCTACTGCTTCCGTTGCTGCGGCTATTATTGGGAAATCTTTGGTGGAATGGATGGTAGGTAAGATGAAACCTATCGTCCAGCAGATTTACGTTCAGGCAAAGAAACGACTCCGCCGAGACCTGACGCCTTACGAGTTACAGGTTGACTTTGCTGCACAACTGGAGTTGAAGAAGAAGATCTTGAAGACATTCCAGAAGGAGTTGAAACTGCAGAAGAAGGAACAATACCTCCAGTGGGAACAACAACAACATCTGCACAAATCTTTGCATACGGAGACTGAGGATGAAAGTGGATTCCTGCCTTCATGGCTTCGCCGCATTTCAAGAGGCGGACGAGTTCGAAATCGAGACGTGCCTTATCAGTCTCCGCCCGTTGACGATTAGTCCATACTTCTGCCGCTTCTTTACAACGTGATTGCAGTCCTCCGTCCAATGGTATCGAAATAGTCCCAGAGATACCAAAGTTTTTAGCCCAGTTATCTTTTTGTCCCGTTCTTTCTAAAGGAGTTAATGGGTCATTATCAATGTTTGCATAGTCTTCAAATGGAGTTTGACCACTATTTGTGGTTGTTAAAAATGGAGTTAGGTTAAAGGTTGGCCCTTGACAACTTACGCCACCACCGTATGAGTTGGTAACGTATGGCCCTTGCAAGACCTGTACTGCCTGATTGGTTACGCTTCCTGTTGAAGTTGCTTGAGGGTTTGCAACTGCTGTAATTGGAGTGTCCCCTTCCGCAAATGCAGGGGTCACGGAGACAGTGATAACAAGGGCGGATGCTATTGTGTGAAGACACTTGTAGTATCTGTGACCGACATTATGGTTGTGCTTCGGATCACGGTTGTATCCTTGATCATTCCTGGCCCAGAATAGGTTTCTGAGAACTGGAATGGAGCACCATTTTGCATAATGGAATATGGAGTTCCTACTTGTGGTGTTGAGGGAATATTGATGTTGGTTCCCGTAACTGTGTAACTCCATCCTGTCTGATAATCAATTTGACGAATAGTTTCATTTACAGTTGTTGTAGACTCCGTGTGAGAAGTCATTGTGCCAGATGTAAAGTTAGGTACAACTGGCACAGCCATAGCGGGAGATATAAATCCCGCCGCTATGAGCAGAGCGGGAGTTATATGTCTCATTTAAATACGCTTAACTCAACGCTTCTTTGCCCAGTTGCCTGAGTTCCAGCTCCACCAGCGGTGACGGTAGGAACACCAGTACCAGAAAGAGAACCAGAAAGAGAACCAGCAACTCCACCAGAAGAAGTAGTTACACTTCCAAAAGCAGGAAGAGATCCTACAACACCCGTGGTAACTGTTGTTCCAGATGGAACAGCATCACCGACAGTGAATGACTCGCTAAAGGAGAAAGCCTGCCCTGCAGTGTTTACATCATAAGAACCCTGAATTTGGGTAGCAGCAGCAGTAGCACTTGCGGGAGCAGTGAGACCTCCAAATGTCGTAGCAGAGATATTACTTCCGCTTACAGCGTAAGAAGAACCAATTCTGGTTGCGGCAGAAGCAGCACCATCAACAGTCAGTTGTACCGAATCTACGATTTTATGTGTAATATCGGCATGTGCGGGTGCCGTCATCAGTAACATACCAAGAGCAATTAAAACTCTTTTCATTTATGGTGATATATTTACACAGCTCTATATAGGCATAAATAAATCTATGCAGACATCTCAATCTGGGACATGGAAGAAAAGCGATACTGTGCTTTATGCAAAAAAGAAGAGACTCGTAACGAGTGTGGTTACGGGCCCGAAGCATGGGACATGGCAACCTTGTCTCCAAAGTTATTTGTGAAAAAAGAGGAAATGTCTCCTCAGGAGTTGATGTTGCAGAAGCAGCAACTGAGACTTAATACTATGAAGTTGATGCAACAAAGACAAAACATTCAAAAGAAAAAGTCTATTGAATCTCCAATGAACCCCTCAAATATTGAACCTGTGGGAGTTCAAAAAGAAGGAGCAGAGAGAATTAACGTTCTCGGAAAATACTACACTGTAAGTTTCACTTTCCGTGGTCTTGGAAAAGTGATTCAATTTTTTGTTGCGTCTACAAAGAGACCAACCAGAGATGACATCGCAAAGCAATTAGAAAAGGTTTATCCTGGTGCTAGACTCGTTAACTACTATGAGTCTTTCAAGCAACCACAAGAACCAACAATTTACATGAATATGAATGAAGATCACTTCAAAGTTGGTGATGAGGTGATTTGTAAAGATAGTGGAATGGAAGGAGAAGTTGTCAAACTTGATAAACCTTCTGGTAAGGATAATGAAAAGTATTACACCGTCAAGCGTGAAGACGGTAAGAGAATGAAGTATGCTGCCAACCAGTTGAAACTTGATAAAGAAGAAGATGAAAAAGAAGATGTAAAAGAAGCGAAGAATGGTGGAGCAAGTAGAAAAAGAGAAGCACAGTTTCATACAAAATTAGATACTCTTGTTCATAGTACTTTTGGGCCTAGTCCAGAAGAAAAGAAAAAGAAATCTGAAAAGAAATTGAAAGAAGGCGTATCTATGGAAGTCGATTCGGCAGAACATAGAACTGCTCAACGTGCTGCAAAAATTAGAGCTCTTGTAAAGAGAGGTGCTACTGAAGGGGAGAAAGCAGCTGCTCAGTCAAAGACAAAAGGGCCTGAATGGAAAAGACCAACTTTAGAGCAAGTCGAAGAAGGAGCCGCTTGGACTCGTAAAGCAGGGCAAAACAGAGAAGGTGGTCTCAACGAAAAAGGACGCAAATCTTATGAAGCAGAGAATCCTGGTTCTGATCTGAAAGCGCCTTCTAAGAAGGTTGGCAATCCTCGTCGCAAGTCATTCTGTGCGAGAATGAAAGGCATGAAGAAGAAACTGACTTCTTCCAAGACTGCTAATGATCCCGATAGCAGAATCAATAAGTCCCTTAGAGCCTGGAACTGCTGATGAAATCCTTTAAACAATTTTTATCTGAAAGTATCACCATCAACGGTGACTTCAATGGAACTCTAAACGTAGGTTCTTCTCAACCAGAACAAGCACAAGAGTCTTTCTTCGCTGATGTCGTCTGGGAAGGTAAAATCTATCGTTTAGAGGTAGAAGGTAGCATGATGAGCAAGCATGAACTGACGGAACATATTCAAGATGAATATCCTGGTGCTATTGTTCATAACATCTATCCTGGCGTAGAAACAAAGAAAATTAAAAGTGCCCAAAGATATCATCCAGCAAAACTAGATTGGCTTTAATTCATGGCTCAGTGGAATAAGACTACACAGGACTTTCTAAACCAAGAGAGAAGTCTCTTTGAGGTTTATAATATTGCAGATCACTGGGGAAACCAGACAGACTGGAGACCTCAGTTTTCTAATAACAACAGATTAAAGACTGCACCCTTCCAAACAGTTTTCTTTAATACCTTCCAGTATGGTAAAGAAACTGATGTTTGGGATGAGAGAATCGTTGGAGTTGGAACCGCAACTTGGAACCAATATTCCAGCAATGTAATTATGCAAGTTGGTGTTACCACTGGTAGTAAGGTTATCAGACAAACCAAGAATGTGATGAGATACATTCCTGGAAGGCCCGCAACATTAGCATTTGCAATTCGGTTAGAACAACCCCAAGTAGGTATTCGCAGAAGATTTGGTCTATTTGACGATAATAATGGTGCTTACTTTGAAGACGATGGTGGAACATACTCTTATGTGATTCGCACAAGCACATCTGGAATTACTACAGAAATAAGAGTTGGTAGAGATCAATGGAATGGGGAAAAGTTTGATGGTAATGGTTGGACTGGTGTAACTGCAGATCCAACAAAACAACAGATGATTTCCATAAGTTATGAGTGGTATGGTGCAGGAACTGTAGAATTTAATTGGTTGATGAAAGGTGAGACTATTAGAAGTCATCAGTTTGATAACTCAAACAATCTTGATAAAGTTTGGTGTTCTACTCCATTTCTCCCAATCCGTTGCGAGATTGAGAATGTAACTGGTGTTGCAGGAACTCATTATCTCTATCAAGGTTCCAATTCACTCATTCAGGAAGGAGAACCAGAAAAACTTGGAACTCTTTTGAGTATTGCAAATCCCATCACGGGAACAACGATGTCATTGGCAAATACATTTTATCCAATTGTAAGTATTCGTTTGAAGAGTACTAATTTAACTGGTGTGATGCTTTTGAGATCATTGCAGGCAGCAACGAATGATAATACTAATGTTTATTGGAAACTCATTCAGAATGCAACAAATACAGGCGGAACTTGGGTAGATCATCCAGATCCAAACTCTTTTATGCAATATAATATTACTGAAACTGCAACGACTGGTGGAAGTACTTTGTTAAATGGATTTATTGTTGGTGGTGGTGCAGCATTGATTAATATTGATGATAAAGCAGCCCTTCAGTTAGGTAGAAGTGGTATTGGAACAATTAGTGATACTTATACGCTTGCTTGTGCTTCTCCCAATACTAACAAAGCAGCACTTGCAGTATTAAACTGGATTGAACAGAGATAATTAAAATTTTATTAAAGTATTAAGAAAACCTTTTATTTAGCATAACTTTATACTTTTTTCAAAACATTGTAACATAAAGTTACACTATTTTTTCTAAATAACTGTATAATAGTATCAGATTGATACTCGATATGTACGGTGCCTATTTCATCTTAGTATTTCTTTTGATTCTCATAGCCTATGCTGGATATGAGGAAACAATGAGACTATTTGCATATGCAGATCTACAACTTAGGTATGCATTTGTAAGGGTTCAAATGAAATATATGGGATGGAAGTTAAAAAGACAACTCATTAAGGACACCACCAATTTCGAGAAGTTCCTTAAGGAGTACGAAGATGAGCGATAAAGAGCTATCTGATCTCTCACTTGAGAGAAAAGAATGCCCTAAATGTGGAGCCATTTGGATTAATGGAGAGCATTATTGGACTGGAACAGGCAAGAAAGGAAACGAATTAGATCTTGCTGGTTTGGTATGCAATAAATTAGGTGATGAAACCTGCATAAACCCATGCAAAGGAAAAGATGGTGGTGTAACATGGGAGAAACGACTTACCGAGTTGGAAAATGACTTCCCCGAAGGATAGATTAATAACTCAAGGTGAATGCCAGGAGATGATCGATGCTGCAATCAGACGACACAACCGTAATGCTAGCATCATTAGTATGTGCGTCGGTTGGGTGGTTCTTGCTTTATTTGCTGAGGGACTTTTAAGACTTATCGGAGTAATTCCTCCTGTACTGCCATGGCTCAACATTACCCTGAAATAATAAGCATTGTTTTATTGTTGGTATTTGCCGCAACAATGTTCTATCAAGGAACTTGTATACTGAGAAATCAACGTGGTTATTCTTTACGTGACTATATGAAACAAGACAGCGCAAATATGCGTAAAAGAATGGAAGATTTACTCAAGGACAAATGACAACTCTTACAGAAAAAGATTTACAAGAATTAAGAGAAATAGTTTTAAAACAAAAAATGGATGAGTTATTTGAAGAGCCATCTACTTATGAGGATGAAGAAGATGATTAAGACTTTTATATCTTCAATTTTACTTTTCAGTGCAATTGGATCTTTTATTTGTTGGGGACTCACACACGCATATCCACAATGAAAAAATTCAACGATACAATTCTATTAGTCACGATATCCATCATTGACTTTCTGTATCGCGACCTACCCATACAAAGGTTCTGGGTTCTGGAAACAATTGCCAGAGCACCATACTTTGCTTTCGTTAGTGTACTGCATCTCAAAGAATCATTAGGACTCAGAGACTTATCACACTACTACTTAATGAAAGAACACTTTGCACAGACACTCAATGAAACCGAACACCTCATCGAAATGGAAAGGCGTGGTGGTGCCGACCGTTGGTATGACCGTTTTATTGCTTATCACTTGGTTCTCATCTATTATTGGATTCTGGTGGGTTATTATTTTATTGCTCCTGTCTCTGCTTATCACTTGAACGCAGGTATTGAGTACCACGCCACAGAGACTTATCTAAATTACTTTTGGGATCATCCAGAAGACACCAAGATCGGTGAGATTGCAACAGATGAAATGAATCATTATATTGAACTCTCAAGAGCCATGGAGATGGTCTGATGTTATTAGCAAAAGCACTTTTGTTTGTGTCAATTCCTTTTGTGTTGACAACACTATATTTTGGAACTCGTGGTGGGTATTACGATTCCGATGACTATAAGGGGAATGGGACGGCTCACTAATGGTGCATTTTTCACACTGGATTCTAAATAATCCGTACACACTTGGAGCACTTTGCTATGCTCTCATCGTTGTACCTATCATGGGTATTTGGTACGTCCACAGACGTTGAATTTGTTTGGGGAGTTTTTATAATTCTTTGTTGCGGTTTAGCCTTTACAGCATACTGTGTTGCATATATATTGATTATGGCGTCTAAGGAGATGCAGGAAGATGGCCAAGTCCGCGAACAAGGGCAAAAAGGGTCAGAGCAAACAGAATCAAGGCAACGCGACAGCGAAGAAAGCCAAGAACGGGGGTAAGAAAAAGTAAACGTATGCCACGCGAATGGAATACTTCTTTCAGGGAACCTTGGAATCCTATCATAAAGAAGTGCTTGGATGGTATTGACCTTCACAATAGATTATACATAGAAACTCAAGATCCATTTCATGCCAATCAGGCTAATATGCTTCGTTCGTATCTTCACAAGTTAAAAACTTGGATACATAATACAGAACCGGAAGCATTTCATAGAAATGACATTTGAGAAAGACCCATACGTTTACAGAATCAAATCTGTAGGTAGAGTAGTAGACGGTGACACAATCGACGCTGACATTGATCTTGGTTTCGATATCTCTCTTGCTAAGCGAATACGCCTTGGCGGCATTGATACACCGGAAAGTCGTACAGCAAACGCAGAAGAAAAAGCGTTAGGTCTTGATGCTAAGAATTGGTTAAAACATCGTCTTGAGTTTGCCAAAGATATTATCATCCGCACAGAACTTCCAGACTCTACTGAGAAGTATGGAAGAATTATTGGAAGACTTTACATCAACAATGAAGAATTGTCTTTGAACGATCAGATGATCGTTGAGGGATATGCTTGGGGATATGATGGGGGAACCAAGCAAAAGAACTTGGAAGAACTTCGTGAAATTCGTCGTGCTAAGGGCACTCTAGTGTAATAATGGATGATATCTATCTTGGTAATCCGAATTTAAAAAAGGCTCATACAAAGATTAACTTTACGCCTGATCAAATTCAGGAGTTTATTAAATGTAAAGATGATCCAGTATATTTTGCCAAGAATTATATTCAGATCGTTTCTCTTGACAAGGGTCTTGTTCCCTTTGAGATGTATGCATTTCAAGAGAAACTGATTAGAAATTTCCACGCACACAGATTCAATATCTGTAAGATGCCACGTCAGACTGGTAAGTCTACGACTTGCGTATCATATTTGCTACACTATGCATTGTTCAATGATAACGTAAACATTGCCATTCTCGCCAACAAGGCATCTACAGCCAGAGACCTGTTGGCAA